TGGTTAAGTCCTTATGTAATTTTGGAAAAGGTATTCTTTTGGCGAGAGATTGATTATGACGAACCTAAAATTGAATTGTGGGCTACTCGCTTAGAACCACTGTGTACCGCATTACAAGCTGTCCGTAAGTTTATACATCCCAGAATTGAGTATGTTAAAATTGACAAGTGGGATACTTGGAATATGGATAGTACATTGTCTACCATAGTATTACCAATGCTTAAACAGCTAAAAGAAACTAAACACGGTGCTCCCTTTGTTGATGATGCAGATGTGCCTAAAGAACTAAAAAGCACAAGCGCACCACCCAAAGAAAACGAGTGGGACACAGATGAGAATCATTTCAAGCGTTGGGATTGGGTTCTTGATGAAATGATTTTTGCGTTTGATTCTAAATTAAACGATTGGGAAGAACAATTTTATTCTGGAGAACATGACATTCAATGGAAAAAACTTGAAAATGACTGTAGTGAAATGATAAAAGGTCCAAAAGATACATTTAAAATTGATACCAAAGGTATGAAGATTTACGAAACAAGAGTGAAAAATGGTTTCCGTTTGTTCGGGAAATATTATTCAGGGCTGTGGGATTAACAATTATGAGAAATTTAGTAATCGATGAGATTTTAAAATTGATTGAACTTACTGAGATAGAAATGTACGGAATGAAACCTTGGGATCAATGGAGCAATCTAGACTTGTTAGAGTTTTACGGTAAGTTGAGAATTGATATTGAAACTGAAGAATATTAAATGCCAAATATAACAGTACATATAACCGATGAATTCAATACAGTATGGTCAGTGGAGTGTTTAAGTTCCGATGAAGCACTTAATGTGGTCCGACAATGGTTAACTAATATGGATAAAACTCCTATATTCGAGATCTCAATACAAATACATTAATTGTTGTTTAAATACCACAGAATAATAACCCTACAGTTGCAAAGGTTATTATTTTGTGGTATACTGTACTATACAGTAACAAACAAAGGGAAAAAGATATGATGTTATTCACAGGCTACACAAGCAAAAAAGAACTCAAAGCGGCAGTTGGCTCCAAATTGGTGTACCAGGAGACTAGTATGTTTGGACCAGAGTATGTGGCCACAGGTAGTTTTGTTGGCGCACACCGGCCGCTAGTTACAGGTCTTAAAGGGCGTGAGTTCTTTGCAAAGGTTACGATGAAGAACAATTTAATTGCGGCTGTTGAGTAATTAGGAGTAAGTGATGAAAGAAACTTTAAATACACTATATAATCAATTAGTAATGTTATGTGAAGTCCGTTGGTCGTTAGACCTAGTTTCTAATCAAGAAACTGAATCAAGAATTATAGAAATTAAAGAGAAGATCTTGAAACTAGAAGGAATTATATAATGAAATCTTTATTAAATGATATCATAACCGCTTTAACAATTGCTTGCATAATTGGAGCACCATTCGGATTGTACTTTGCCTTTATAATGAAACCATGATACTTGAGAAATTTAAAATGAATAATACTAAACGTGAATTTAATGTAGATTCTAAAATCGATTTACAAAGATATAATGAATTTTTATCTAATCGGGGTTGGAAATTACCTTGCCCATTCATACTGGAAGAACCTTACATTTCTATTCCAACAATGATCATTGATAAAATTGTTCATAAGTATATCAATACCAATGGCTAATATTCATTTTTTACGTAAATTGGCGTCTGATGAACTTATGGATACCCTCTACTTTGCAACTGGTAAGGTTCCAGTAAAAGAAAAATTAGCATCAGATTGGAAATTGTCTGCTGGAAAATTTAAAGTTAGTATAGTAACTAATAGAAACATAACGGTTAACGGTGATAAATGTAAGTCTACACCTGAAGCAAAATATACAATTCAATTATTACTAGATTAATATTCAATAGGATTAATTATTTAACGGCAGGGGGGTAATCCTCTTGTCGTTTTTTTTTTGGATATTCAAATTATATAAATATATAAAATACTACTGATTAATGGAGATAACGATGCAAAGTTTTAAAGATTATTTAATAGAAGCCACTACATTAAAGGCAGAAGACTACGAAGCTGCTATAGTAATTGGGTGGCATGAAGTTTGTGGTATGAAGTTGGACCCTAACATAGCAGGTATCTCAGAACTACAGTATGAGATATTAAAGATCAACCCTAAAGTCATCGAGACTGGTCGTCGTGTGGCCACTGCATTACTCAATGGTAATCATGCAAAGAGGGGCTCTAAGGCAGAAGTATATGGTCGTATATCAAACCCTATCTCTGCATACTGGAAGTCGTTTGGCGCTAGTAATACAACCCCTAAGACAGACGTTATGATTGGTAAACAACGTTTCTCGGTCAAGGTTGGTCAGGCGCAGTTGATGTCTGGTGGTAAATCAGAGTCTACTGCAACATTCAACGTCGCAATTAAACAAATCAAAGGCCTGGAAAAAAACCCACAAACCAAAAAGGTGGCGGCGATACTTGAGAACTTCGTTACTGCATCACTAGCCCCTGGGCAACTAAGGGCGATTGTCAAGTCAGGTAAGAATGAAGTCGTGAACGCTGGTGAGTCCGCACATAAAGAATGTATGAAGGAACTTGGTAAACTATTTGAACAATCTAAAGAATTTAAAATTGCATTTGCACGTGAGGCGATGAGTGGGTTTGGTAAGTTCGGCGAGAAATCCGACTCTGCTGCTGAGTTTATGTTAGTAACTTCACATGATGGATCTGATGTACAAGTTCACTCTGTATACGATGATGCATACTGCGAATCAATTGCAAACAAGATGAAACTCCAGGCACGTTTCAAAACAACTTCACGCAAAATCAAGGGGGAGAAGACTGGAGAATATAACTTCTGGTCTGTTGTATCACTTATCGTTGACGCCTCAGATAAAGTTAAGAAAGAGGGATATACTCCTGAAGAAGTTGATTCGATCAACGAATTCTTTGACTTAGGTAAAATTGCTACTTCTATTAAGAGTGCGGTTGCATCAGCATTCAATAAAATGAAATCTATCCTAAGTAGTGGTATTGATTCGGTACTACAGTTCTTAGGTGTTGAGGTTGAAATTCAATCTAAAGATACGATTGACTTCACGAAATGAATATCTTTTCTAAAATCACACAATGGATTAACTAATGATCTCATTTAACAAATTTGTCACAGAAGAGAAAAATGTCCATATGGCCCATCTAGAGGATCTTGTCCTTGATGGTGGTGTTGAAGGTGTTCGTCAAGCGATTAATGCATTACAATCGTTACGTGATATGCTTGCTGGTAATTCTAAGTCTAAAACTAATGTAACAGTTAAGTGGGATGGTGCCCCAGCAGTATTTGCTGGTACTGATCCAACTGATGGTAAATTCTTTGTTGCTAAAAAGGGTATCTTTAATAAGAGTCCTAAAGTATACAAGAGTCATAAAGATATTGAAGCAGATACCTCTGGAGATCTAACTAACAAATTAAAAGTTGCGTTTGATGAATTGTCAAAGGTTAACATTAAAGGTGTTATTCAAGGTGATATCATGTTTACTAAACCAGATTTAAAATCTGAAACAGTTGACGGTGTTAAGTATTGGGTTTTCCATCCTAACACAATAGCATATGCCATTGAAGCAAATAGTGATGAGGGTAAAAAAGTTCGTGCCGCAAAGATTGGTATAGTATTTCATACAGTATATACTGGCAACTCATTTGAGAATATGTCTGCTTCTTATGGGTTTGATATTAGTACACTTAAACACGGTAATAGTTTATGGGCAGTTAGTGCAAATCTACAAGATATGTCTGGTACTGCAACTATGACTAATTCTGAAACTGGTTTAGTCACTGCACAGTTATCAAGGGTTGGCCAACTATTTAAGTCTGTTCCTGCATCTTTCTTTGATGAAATATCAAACGATAAAGGTTTTAACATATCTGTTAATACATTTAACAATACATTCTTTCGGAATAAAGCATCACAACCAGCCCCTGCAAAGAAAGTTAATGATTTAATTAATTTCATTAAAGCAAAATATCAAAAAGAGATGGATAAACGGTCAACTGATGCCGGTAAAAAGAAACAAAAAGAAGAATTAGATCAAATATTATCAATATTAGGTGGAACTGGTAAAAATAATATGGCAAATGTCTTCGAAATGCAACAATTACTGTCTGATGCGAAGCTAATTATTATAAATAAGTTAGACACATTGAATATGACTAAGACCTTTGTCAAAACTAGTAATGGATATAAAGTTACTAAGGCAGAAGGTTTTGTTGCTATCGATACTATCGCTGGAGGGGCAGTCAAACTTGTAGATCGTTTGGAGTTTAGTACAAATAACTTTGATCCAGGCGTTATAAAAGGTTGGCAATCTTCCAATCGAAGATAATTTTATTAAATGGGATTAGGAACAAAATGTTATCGTTTAAAGAACTAATAGCTGTAGATTATACAGGCACTGGCGATGTTCAACTCGCTAAAAATGCAAAACGTCGGAAAGACGTTGAAGACGTCTTAGAAGACTCTTCCGAGGTTGAAGAAGGTAAAAATGATTATGATATCTATCATAAATCATATTCTTCTGCTGTACAGCATGCAATAGAACAAGTTAAAAAACGAGGATACGAAATCGACATGGACGACTATCATAATAAAGTCGCCGTAGGACCTCGTAAACCATCGGTCGGAAAAACAAACTCCTTCTCAATCGATCTTACCAAATCAGGGAAACCTGTTAAGAATAAACTTCACATGCAAGTCTATGGCATGGAAGGCGGTAAGTACGAACTTAATATGTACACCGAAGGTCTTGAAGAAGACTTTGAATTTAGCGAAGAACTACTATCTGAAGAAGATGTAAATTTATTCGTCGTTGATGAAGCTATACTAACTCCAGCCGATCGTGCTCGTAAAAAACAAATCCTAAGACGTAGTAAATCTCGCATTGCAATTGGTAGACTAATTGCATCACGTCGTATGGCATCCAAATCAGTTGTTCAGAGACGTGCTAAAAGGCGTGCTCGTGCAATGGTATTCAAGAAGATCTTGAAAGGTCGTGCAAAATCATCCCTTTCATACGCAACTCGTGGTAGTGTAGAGAAATTAGTTAACAAACGTAAAAACATGACTGATAGATTGACTAAACGGTTAATCCCTAAAGTTCGTAAAGATGCCGTTATGCGGTTATCAGGTTTAAACAAATAATAACTATATGAAAAAATTTAGTGAGTATATAATTGAGGTTCTTAATCCTAAAGAAATTGTGTTTTCATTTGGTAGATTCAATCCACCAACTAATGGGCATGAAAAATTACTAGATAAAGTTGCATCGGTAACAAAAGGTTCTACATATAGAATTTATCCATCTCATTCATCAGATCCAAAGAAAAACCCTTTGGGATGGGATGAAAAAATTAAATTTATGCGTAAGATGTTTCCTAAACATGCTCGCAGTATTATTGCAGATAAATCTATTAAGACCGCAATCGATGTAGTTAATAAATTATACGAAGAAGGTTACACTAAAGTTAGCATGGTAGTTGGTTCAGATAGAATTTCTGAATTCGATACACTATTAAATAAATACAATGGCGTAAAAGGTCGGCATGGATTTTATAACTTTAAAGAAGGTATCACAATTGTATCAGCCGGTGAACGTGATCCAGATTCTGATGATGTGGATGGTATGTCTGCTTCTAAATTACGTGGAGCCGCATCCAATAATGATTTAGAGACATTCTCTAAAGGAATGCCTAATGGATATAAAGAAGCACAAAAACTATTAAATGCTATTCGTAAAGGTATGGGTCTTAAAGAGTCTTATGACTTTAGGAGACATATCAAACTTGAAAGCGTTTCAGAAGAACGTGAATCTTATATTAGAGGTGAATTATTTAAAGAGGGTGATTTGGTTGAGTCAAAGGGTGATGATCAGTATGGGCAAGTTGTATTACTTGGTTCAAACTATGTCCTTATTGAATATACTAATGGTAATCGTAAACGTAAATGGTTATCAGATGTTAAATTAGTTTCAGAGGAAGTGTTAAAAGAAAACGAAGAAATTAAACTTGATGAATCTGATTTAGATATAATTGACAATGGGACTGTTCAAAATAGTAAACATGTTCTCGCTCTCCGAGCTTTTAATATTTCAGAAATGAAAATAACTAAACCAATAACTACAGTCGCAAGCCTAAAACTAAATAGTAATAAATACTCCACATTAATGCAAAAAATGCATGAAGAACGTAAAGGGAAAAAGAAATGAAATTTAAAGATCTATTATCTAAGTTGAACGAGAAAAATGAACTCGGTACACCAGCAACTACAAAGGCATATGCTTCTGCCACTCCTAGTCAAGGTAAGGTAGGATTTAATCCCGATTCAGCGGTCGATGGTGTTGCATTGGCGAACGAGTTAGTCCAAGGTATAAAAGCACAAATTACCAAGGCAAGGACGAATATTGATATTGACTCAGACGGTGACGTTGATGCAATGGATAAGAAGAATGATAATATTCCGGACGAAACTCCTGATAGTAAAAAAGATACTCTTACACTGATCAAGACTCGTGCTGCAGAACGTGTCAGCACCAAGAACGAAGGTGTTTCTGAAGGACAGTATCAAAGTCAATATAAATCAAAAAAATATGCTATTGCTTATGCTAAACATAGAGCAAAAACATTTCGTGATCCTGAGGATGGAATTGAAATATGGTCAATGCCAGATGGGGGGTTTGATGTGGTTCATAATATGAATTCAAATGGACGTAATCATCTCGTTACCAACGGCGGTAAGAAATTAGGTACAATTGGTCCTCGTCAGCAAGGTGTGTCCGAAAAAGCAGTAAGTGAAGAAGTCGAATCTATTACTGAGTTGACAGCTGAAGAAAAAAGACTTGTCAATACAATGTATGATAAGAAAGGCAATCTTACTGCAGTCGGTAAAAAAGTTATGGACCACGGTAAGAAAAACGGGTTCCCTCATAACACTAGTGCTTCTCAAGGCCAAAGAATGGACGGCAAAAGCACAATGTATAGTGAAGACATTCAGATTGACGAATCTGAAGATAAATCACTTGCACGTCTAAGGCAATTAGTACGATTTGGATTAATGGATAAATCAAAATTACCATTAATCACTCGTGCTATGGGTAATTTAGAAAAGGGTAATGTAACAAATCCTACAGAACGATCTGTATTATTTGATCTATTGGATGAATTAATTGGTATTGTTACTGGAGACGACACAATGTTTGCAAAGGTTCGTATGTCAGTTCAAAGAGAAGATAATGATGTCGGAAGATGATCATAGTTTAACTGATATTAATAATAAAAACTTAAAAAAAAAAATATGTTAAATACAAATAATATAGAACTTCAAGAACTATTTAAAGAGCATCTAGCTAATGATAGTAAGAGATTAGATCGTATTGAATATAAGATTGATAAATTGTCTGAAACTGTAGTCTCATTGGCACGAGTTGAAGAAAAAGTTAATTCTTTAAATAGAGATTCTGCAAGAACGAATGATGGTCTGGCAAAACTTGAATCTCGTTTGGAAATAGTTGAGGGAAAGGTTGATAATAATAATGTAACAGTTAAAATTATCAATAATATATTTTGGATTGGTCTTACCGCATTGGTTGGTAGTATCATCGCATGGGTTTTTACACGTTAATAATAAAAAGGGGTTTCTATGATAGATATGAAAGAAGCATACCTAAAGGTTCTAGGTCATAACCAGAAAACTTTAGAAGAAAAAACACAACTTGGTCGCCCTTCTTGGGTTCCAGCATCGGTACAAGATGAAGATGTATCCGATTTTATGGGGGCGGCCGCAAATGCACATAAATCTGGTAAAGATACTTTTGAAATTGGAAATAAGAAGTTTAAAATTACAATGGGTAAAAAAACTGTAGATAATATTACTAAAGAAGATGTTGTTGTTACATGCGAGAAGTGTGATAAAGTGCATGAAGGTTCTTGCGACAGTTCAACATACGATACAAAAGACAAAAGTGATGTTAAAGAACGTACTGATAAATCTGCTAATGCAACAATTATGGTTGTTAAACCAGGCAAAGATGAAAAGGGTATAGCCCATCCAGTAATCCGTGTACCTAAAAATAAACAAAGGGAATATCTTTCTAAAGGTTACGTACTTGCTGAAGATGTACATTCAGAATTAATCACTACTCTAAGTGAGAATGGTTTTGATGATGATGAAATCGCTTCTATCATTAAAAAACTAGAAGAAAAAACTGAACCACAAATGATGGGTGATAACCTATCTGATGGTGAATTAGATTTTGTCGCTATCCATGAAATCGAAGTAATTGATATGACACCTGAGAAACCAGATTTTGATAAAGATATTGAACAAGCTAAACACCTTGCGACAACTCCTATCAATCAAAAGAAAATTGTTGATTATCCAAATTCTGGTAAACCAGAAGTGGCAGTTAAGTCTCAATCTGTCGCACCTAAAACTAAGTAAGGAATTGAAATGGATTTTAAATCAGAAGTAAAACTAATGTCAAAGACATTGTCTGGAATGGTAAACGGTGAAAAATTTACACCTAAACTAATTCCTTGGATACCAAGTACTATCGAAGAGTCTAAAATACCTACTTTCATTCAAGCAGTTAAATCTGCTTATGAAATTAATAAATCTGAAATTGACTTTGATGGTTCTAAATTTGAAGTTTCATTTGTAAAAGAAGAAAATAAATTGACATACAAACCTGGAATCCGTGGTAGGTTTGATATAATGTTGAATGAACAACGTATAACATCTTTTACAGATTTAATGAAAGCTAAAGTCTTTATTGCTACAAGGCAACCAGTAGTAGATAATTCTACCAAGAAATCATTTACGAATTCTACTGTGAAGTCTATAAAAACTTTGTAAAAGTTTGTATAAGTAGTTGTAGGTAATGTTCCTATAACTATAATAATGATGAGGATAGAATGGCAGATTTATTTGATGTTTTGAATGAAGAAAATTTTGTTCTATACGCCGCAAAGTGTTATACGAATCCTCAATGTACTGAGATATCAGAATTTTATACTGATCTAAACCGATTTAAGTATCTAAAGAGATTAATTAATAGGTACATGGAACATAATGATCTACAATATAGGTTAATTCTTAATCATATTATTGTAATATATAATGTGTTTGGTATTAAACCTGCTAATAGAATGATGCGATATAAACTAGAAAAAATTTATCTACCAGTAATTAAACCATTTCTAGTTTATTTAAATTATATAACAGAGGATGAAATGGTAGATACTCCGTTAAACCTAACTGTAGTTAATGTATTAAGGAATATTTAAATGGGGATTATTCAAAGAGGTGCTGACCTTTTTTACACATTCAGGTTTATTAAACTATTGGTAACACAATGGAAGAATACTGATGCATATAAATTAGGTATAGTAGATGATGAAGGTAAACAATTAAAAAAAGTTAATGACTTTACTACTGATGAAGAAAAATCAGCATATACATTATTCCATAGGTTAGTGTATAACATGAAGCGATTAATAAATAAACTACCATTAATAGGTAAGACTCGCCTTGCAACACTGGCTTCTGCTTTATGGTTGATAAAAGAAGAGACAGGAATGAGCGAAACCAGAATTACAAAATTAATGGAAAAATACGTTAATGATAATAACCTTAATTTAGATACAACTATATTCGAAGGTAACAATTGGTTAATAGAATCAAATGGCGATTTACGTAAAGGTACATATACTCTATTGGAAAACATTGCATCGCCAAAGACTGGTGAAATTATTGCCAGGCCGGGTACTGATATAAGGGTTATAGATTTTACTTCACCAATTGGATCACTGTTTGGTTCAAATATTTACGAAGTTCTACATATTCCAACTAAACAATATATATTTATTTCTGTTGGAGATATTGTTAGATGATTACGTTCAAAGAATTCCTTAATCAGGGTGTACCCAAAGAATTACGGCAAGATGAAGATGCAGCCGTTAACTCAGTTGCAGCCGGCGGGGTTAATATGAATGTTACAGGTGGAGTGAGAAAAGACAAACGTTCTAAATGGTCAATGGAACATATGCATCGTCGTGCATCTGGTGCCTTTACAAAATAGCGTAAATATGGTATAATAACATAGTGCTCCAGCAGGGTAGTAGCTATTATTAGTTAATGGGAAAATATTATGTTTGGTATAACTCAATTGATAAGAATTATCGTAGTTTTTGCTATTGTAGCAATTATCGCAGCAGGACTATGGTATGTCACTGGCCTAAGAGCAGACTTGGCGGTCAGTCAACAAAACAGTAAGACTTTAGAAGACGCTATAACAAAGCAACAACAAGTCATTGCTCAAATCCAAGAAGAACAAAAACAAATCAGTAAGATAAATACTGAACTTGCAGATAGAATCAGTAAGCAGAATCTCGATGTTAAAGTACTTAATGATAAATTTAATGTTAGTAAGAATGGTACTGTACGAGATTTTGGTAAACTTGCAGTTGAAAAACCAGCAGTCATTCAAAAAGTTATTAATAATGCAACGGTATTAGCTTATAGATGTATGGAAATTGCATCAGGGTCTAAATTAAATGAAGGTGAAAAAAATGAAGAATGTCCTAATCTCATTAACACTATTAAGTAGCATTTCTGGTTGTGCTAGTTTCTCATCTTTCTTTAGCGACCCAGTTAAACCTATTCAGGTTAAAACAGTTGCCGTTGAAAAGACTAAACTTAACATACCAAATCCAACTCCACTTAAATTAAAACCTACTAAATGGGTGGTAATTACTGTTGACAATGCTCAAGAAGTATTTGCTAAACTTAAAAAAGATGGTGTAGATGTAGTACTTTTTGGAATAACTGATGATGGTTATAAAGAATTAAGTATGAATTTTTCAGAAATTAGAAATTATATAAGTACTCAACACAATATAATAGCAAAATATAAAGAGTATTATGAACCGTTAGGTGCAATGCCTGAGACTAAAAATTAACTTGCAAAATACCCAATAGTGTGTTATAATAGACACTTAGGAAAAATGAATTACATGGAGCATTGGATTAATGGATAAAATTACTGTAGTTAAACGTAATGGGGTCAAAGAACCCTTTGACGTTAATAAGATTCATAAAGTGTTGGAATGGGCTACAAATGAGATTAATGGAGTATCTATTAGTGAGATAGAACTTCGTGCGAATATTCAGATTCATGATGGTATGACCACTGAAGGTATACATGAATTGGTGATCAAATCGTCATCTGAATTGATATCTGAACAATCCCCAAACTATCAGTACGTGGCAGCACGTTTGGTAAACTATAAAATTCGTAAAGAAGTATATGGTGAGTTTGACCCTTGGAGTTTATCTAAATTAATTGATACTAATGTTGAACGTGGCGTGTATGATAGAGATATTTTAAATAAGTATAGTGAAAATGAAATCGAAACATTAAATAACTATATTAAACACGAACGTGATTTCTCATTCACATTTGTAGGTATGGAACAATTTCGTGGCAAGTATTTGGTACAGAATCGTAACACTAAACAGTTATACGAAACTCCTCAAATGCTTTATATTATGATATCTGCTACTCTATTTGGATCATACCCCAAAGAAACTAGATTAAAATATGTTAAAGAATATTACGATGCAATCTCTACTTTTTATATTTCTCTTCCAACCCCTATTATGGCTGCTGTCCGTACCCCTACTCGTCAGTTTTCAAGTTGTGTCCTTATTGAGTCAGGTGATAGTCTGGATTCCATCAACTCTACCGCTACCTCTATCGTTAGGTATATTTCTAAGAAAGCTGGGATCGGAATTGGAGTTGGGAGTATTAGGTCTATTGGTTCTAATATTGGCGACGGTAGTATCGTACACACTGGCCTTATCCCTTTTCTTAAATATTTTCAGTCTGCTGTAAAATCGTGTTCTCAAGGTGGCGTGAGAGGTGGTGCAGCAACAATTTATATTCCTGCTTGGCACTTGGAGTTCGAGAACCTTGTTGTATTAAAAAACAATAAGGGTACTGAAGAAAACCGAGTTCGCCATATGGATTATGCTTTCCAGTTTAATAAGTTGATGTATGAGCGTCTAATTACTGGTGGTGTTATAACTTTATTTTCCCCTAATGATGTTCCTGATCTATATGATGCATTTTATTCTGATCAGGTTAAGTTTAAAGAACTTTATCTTAAATATGAATCTAGTACAAACCTTCGTAAAAAAACTATTCCAGCATTGGAACTGTTCAGCAGTTTCCTAACAGAACGTAAGGATACTGGGCGGATCTATTTGATGAACGTAGATCATGCAAATGATCATGGTGCATTTGATCCCTCTGTTGCACCTATCCGAATGTCCAACCTCTGTACCGAGATCAATTTGCCAACTAAACCATTAATTAATTCGGAGGATTCGAATGGAGAAATCAGTCTGTGTACTTTGTCAGCAATTAACTGGGGGCTCATTAACGAAACGAAAGAGTTTGAAAAGTACTGCGACCTTACAGTTAGGGCACTTGATGAACTACTCGACTACCAAGCATACCCCGTACTTGCTGCAGAACAAAGCACAAAAAACAGAAGGCCACTTGGTGTAGGAATTATCAATTTTGCTTTTTTCCTTGCAAAACGTGGATTAAAGTATGATGAAGATTCATTAGAGACTGTGGATAAGTTTGCTGAAGCATGGTCATTCTATTTGATTAAAGCATCTGCTGATCTCGCAAAAGAAAAGGGTAAGATACCAAAAAACCACGAAACGAAATATGGACTTGGAATATGTCCAGTAGATACATATAAAAAAGAAGTTGATGAGTTAGTATCAAGACCCTTGAGTATGGATTGGTCTGGTTTACGTGGACAATTAATGATGACGGGTATTCGTAATTCAACCTTGATGGCATTGATGCCTGCGGAAACATCTGCACAAATTAGCAACTCTACAAATGGTATTGAACCACCTCGTGCATTAGTTTCATATAAACAATCAAAAGATGGTATCATGGCTCAAGTAGTTCCTGGTATCCACCACTTAAAAAATAGATATGATTTATTGTGGGACCAAAAATCTCCAGAAGGCTATTTAAAGATATGTGCTGTATTGCAAAAATATATCGATCAAGGTATATCAGTTAATACATCATACAACCCTGAGAACTACCCTGAACATAAAGTACCAATGTCTGAGATGATAAAGCACTTGATAATGTTTTATAAGTATGGTGGAAAACAGTTGTATTACTTTAATACATTTGATGGTTCTGGTGAAATGAAAGAAGATCCTATTATTAATGACGATTCTGTATCCGACGATGAAGAAGATTGCGAAAGTTGCAAGTTGTAAAATATATATTTTAATGGATTGTAGGAAAATAAATGTCAGTATTTAAAATTAAAAGAAAATCGCATCTAGAATCTAATATGTTTTTTGATGATCATGTAGACATAGCCAGGTATGACATTGTACGATATCCTCAGTTTGAAAAAATTACAGATAAACAATTAGGTTTCTTTTGGAGACCAGAAGAAGTAGACTTATCAAAGGATAGTAAAGACTTTCATTCATTAAACACGCATGAAAAACATATCTTTACATCTAACTTAAAAAGACAGATACTACTTGATTCAGTGCAGGGGCGTAGTCCAAACCTTGCGTTTCTACCTATAACATCTGTACCAGAGATGGAGACTTTAGTTTCCACTTGGGCTTTCTTTGAAACAATCCACTCTCGATCGTATACCCATATCATACGAAACATCTATTCGAATCCATCGATTGTCTTTGATGATATAATGACCATAAAAGAAATATCTGATTGTGCAGTAGATATTTCCAAGTACTATGACGATTTAATAGAGTATTCTAAATGGCAATCATTACTTGGTTACGGTAAACATACAGTAAACGGTAAAGAGATTATTATTGATGAATACCAATTGAAAAAGAAATTATATTTGTGCATGATGTCTGTTAACATCTTAGAGGGTATTCGTTTCTATGTATCATTCGCTTGTTCATGGGCATTTGCTGAGATGAAAAAGATGGAAGGTAATGCTAAGATCATTAAACTAATTGCACGAGATGAAAATACCCATTTGGCGGCAACTACTAGTATCTTGAAGGGTCTAATAAAAGAAGATAAAGACTATGAAAAGATTCGTATAGAATGTGGAGATGAGATAGTTGATATGTTTAAATCTGCTATAGAGCAAGAAAAGATTTGGGCAGGATATCTGTTCAAAGATGGTTCTATGATTGGTTTAAATGAGAAGTTATTATCGGACTATATAGAATGGATAGGTAATAGAAGGATGAGGGCAATTGGTGTAAATTCACCATATCATGTTTCTCAAACAAACCCACTCCCTTGGACTGAAAGGTGGATATCTGGTGGTAGTGTACAAGTTGCACCACAAGAAACAGAGTTAAGTTCTTATATAACTGGTGGCGTTAAACAAGACGTTACCGAAGAAACTTTTAAAGGAATGAGTTTATGATAACTATGTATACTAGGAGTTCACCACCATGTCCTAATTGTATTCAAGCAAAGAATCTAGCTAGTTCAAAGAATATAAAGTTTGATAATGTTGAAATAGGTGTAGATATCACAATGGAAAAATTTAAAGAGTTATATCCAACGGCCAGGTCTGTACCACTGATATTAGATGACGATGGAAACCTTATAGGCGGATACTTAGATTTTATAGTTTACGTACAAATGAAAGAAATGAGCATATGATTAAAAAATCTTTTGATTGCGATAATTGCGGAATGTTTTATTCATTGTCATACGATGAGGAAAATGCTATTCAAGAACCTACCTATTGCCCCTATTGTGCTGAAAATCATAGACCAGAGGAGGGAGATGAATTAGAATTGGATGACGACTACTTCCAAGAAGAATAATTGATGTGGTTACATAATGGGGTTGAAATAACTGAAATCGATGAAAGATATGTTGCATTTGTTTATATTATAACTAATCTTACTAATAATAGGAAATATATAGGTAAGAAATTAACTAAATTTAGTAAGAGTAAAGTTATAAAAGGTAAGAAGAAACGATTAAAAATTGATTCAGATTGGCGAACATATTGGTCATCATCTGAAGAACTTAAGAAGGATGTCGAAGCACTAGGAGAACATAATTTTCGCAGAGAAATTCTACATTTATGTTTATCTAAGGGGGAAGCAAGTTATATCGAAGCTGATGAACAGTTCTCGCAGAAAGTATTACTAGACAATACCTTCTATAACGGAATTATTAACTGCAAGATCCACAAGACACATGTCAAACATTTATGGACAAATTCAGTGTCGAATTCATCAAAATCACCTTAAATTATAAAAAAACACTTGCATTTTATATAAAATTGGTGTATAATGTATATTACACCATAAATTGAAACACTATAGATGATTATAATAGATTACAGTCAAATTGCATTGAGCAACATTATTGCACAAAAAATGGCACCAGATGATGAGATGATACGTCATATGATTCTTAATTCTATTCGTATGTACAATAAAAAGTTCAAGAAAGAATATGGACAAGTTATACTCGCATGTGATGGTAGTAATACATGGCGCAGATCATATTTTCCCAATTATAAAGCATCACGTCGTAAAGGTCGCTCAGAATCTACTATAGACTGGAACGCTATTTTTGAAATACTTAATAAAGTCCGTGATGAAATTAGGGATAATACTCAATATAAAGTATTACACTTTGATGGTTGTGAAGCAGACGACATCATTGGTACACTGGCATTAAATACACAAGAGTTTGGTAACAATGAACCAGTAATGATTGTGTCATCTGATCACGATTTTATTCAACTTCAAAAATTTGGCATTAAACAATATTCGCCAATACAAAAGAAATATGTTACAGAAAAAGATCCAAATGCTTACCTATTTGAGCATATACTTAGGGGTGATACTGGTGATGGTATACCTAACGTATTATCTGGCGATAACGTATTCGTCGATGGTGTAAGACAAACTCCACTATCTAAAACTAAGATTAACCTATGGGCACCAAATGCATTAAAACTTAATGAGGTTATGCCTGAAGATGTTTATCGTAATTATCAACGTAATAAGACTTTGATCGATTTAACGATGGTCCCAGAAGTACATAAATCTAAAATTATAAATACTTTTGAAAATTATGTTACCCCACATAAAACCAAGTTTCTCAACTACTTGATCAAAAATCGTTGTAAATTGCTTATTGAATGTATAGAGGAATTTTATTAAAATGTCTAAAATGTTATCGATATCAGAGATATTTACTATTATAGAAAATGCTAAAACTAATAAAGAGAAATCTGAATTAATTTTGAAGCATAATTGCCTTGCATTGAGAGATATATTAAAAGGCTCTCTAGACGACTCTATTGAATGGTCTATACCAACTGGGTCACCACCATACAAAAAAGATAATGTCGCCCCTGATCTAACACTTTCAAACTTACACAGACAATCTAGTAAACTAAGGTACTTTGTAAAAGGTGGCCCTGGTGACAAAATGAATATTGCTAAACGGGAACGAATGTTTATCAATATCTTAGAATCTATTCATACGCCTGATGCGGAAATTCTGATAGCTATGAAAGATAAACAACTTAATAAGTTGTTTCCGTCCTTGACTAAGAAATTGGTCAAGAGTGTTTTTCCAAAACTCATTGTGAAATAATAATATAATTAGGAGGACAAGAAATACTATTCGTTATGTAAATTCATAAACTCGAAGAAGGGTGCCTATGTCAAAAAGTCAGATTGAAAGATTAAGAAGAGACTCGAAAGAGTTATCGCATTATATACAACGGCTAAAGAAGGAGGGTGATCAACAAAGGGCATATACTATGATCAAGAAACGTGATTTTATCGAGAGACAATTAACTGACATGGAGGAGTATTCTTAGCAACTCAGAAATGACTTGCATAGTCCTCCCAAGTATGGTATAATATTTACTTGGGAGTACTTTTGTGATTTAATTACATGAACATATTTTATTTAAATACAAACCCGCTACAATGCGCTAAAGAACATTGTGATAAACACGTAGTCAAGATGATTCTTGAGTACGCCCAACTACTATCTACTGCTCATCGTGTACTCGATGGTGTACAAGCAACCGCACTGACCAAATCTGGTCGAAACCAAAAAGTCTGGAAATTAGAAAATAGTTCACTCGATTCTGCTTTGTATAAAGCGACTCATATGAACCATCCTTCGGCGATATGGGTACGACAGTCCTACAAGAATTACGAACATTTGCACGAGTTGTTCTACCACTTGTGCAAAGAATATACCAAACGGTATGGTAAAGTTCATAAAACAGAACGCCTTATGATAGATCTGTTTGCAGCACCAGTTAACATTGATATCAAGGCACCTTTCACAGAACCACCACCCGCAATGCCAGAGTACTGTAAGGTTCCAGGAAACTCGATAGAGTCTTATCGTAAGTACTATATACATGAGAAGTCGCGATTTGCTACATGGAAAAAACGCGAAATTCCATACTGGTTTATACAAGGAATTAAATAATGCCAACCTATTCATATGCATGTACATCATGTGATAAAGAATTCGATCTGATCGTTAAGATCTCTGATAGAATGAATGCCGAAAAAAAACCATGCCCATCATGCGGAAATGCCACGAGTATTAACTACATAATGCGTTCCCCAAAGATTGTAACTGGAGTTGGAAGCCTTTTAAGTAAGACCGATAACGGATGGAAAGAAGTACTTTCTAAGATAAAGTCAAATTTAGTTATTAATAATATCCATGATTAGCATATGAAAAAGCCATCACCATTAACTAGAAAATCGACTCAAATGAGGGAGTTCTCAGTTAAACCAACTAAATTAAGGTTAGAACATCTAATTGCATTAGAACCTATCACAGAAAATCAAACAGTAGTGTTTGATGCATTTGATAAAGATTATCATATGGTATTGTCTGGTGCAGCTGGATCTGGTAAAACTTTTATTGCTATGTTTCTTGCATTAGAACAAGTATTAAATAAAGATAATAGATTAGATAAAGTTATTATTGTAAGGTCAGTTGTTCCTACGAGGGATATTGGATTTTTACCTGGAACTGAAGATGAGAAGAAAGCATCTTACACATTACCCTATGTGTCTATTTCAGCTGAGTTGTTTGACGATCCTATTGCTTATGATAAGTTAGTAGCACAAGGTAATATGGAATTTTTAACAACATCGTTCATTCGTGGGATTACACTTAAGAATGCTATTATCATTGTAGACGAAATGCAGAACCTTAATTTCCATGAGTTAGATTCTATTATTACACGAGTCGGCGAAAATTGTCGGTTCATCTTATGTGGAGACTATTACCAATCAGACTTTGAAAAGAAGAATGATAAGGAAGGTGTCCTCAAGTTCTTAAATATTCTCGATAATATGAAAATGTTTAAGCACGTCCAGTTCACTTGGTCAGATATTGTAAGATCAGATCTAGTGCGTGAATATATTATAACAAAGGAGATGCTAGAAAGCAAAGGTTAAAATGGCTAAATTTAAACGTTTTGAAGGTGGACAATCACAAAAACCAGGCGAGCGACGCAGAGAAGATCTAGATAAATTCGATTCAGTTACACGTCGTAAAAATAAACTAGAGAAACGGCAATCTGAATTTGGGATTACACGAAGAATTAATAATACTACTGACTACTTATATAATGATACCATTAACGAAGACCCAAAAGAAAATATTTGAACATATTGGTGCTGATCTTGGGTATAAAGATTTAACTACTTCTACTGTAGACGGTAAACGAGTATATAATTTACCTAGTGGTAAACAGTATCCTTCTATAACTAGTGTTCTAAGTATATTAAGTGCGGATGGTATACGAGCATGGAGAGAACGAGTTGGAGCAGAAGAAGCTAATCGTATATCTGGAAAGGCATCTAGGCGTGGTACTGCTGTTCACCTTATTGCTGAGAAATATTTAAACAATGACCCTGATTATAAAACAGGACTTATGCCAGATGTGGTAGATACATTTAAAAGTATCCAACCTATATTAGATGAAAGAATTGGAAAAATTTATGGACAAGAGTTACCTTTATATTCTGATTACTTGGGTGTCGCTGGACGTGTCGATTGCGTGGCTGAGTTTGATGGGATACCTTCTATCATCGATTTTAAAACAAGTAAACGTGTAAAAACATATGATCACATTCATAGTTATTTTATGCAAGAGTCTGCATATGCAGTTATGTGGGAGGAGAGGACTAATATACCAATTGTTAACTTAGTTACAATTATTGCAGTTGATGACAATCCACCTTTAGTGTTTAAAGAACACAGAGACAATTGGACTGCGCCATTGATTGAAACTATAACAAGATTTAAACGTGAAAAATTTTTTGGAGCATAATATGGATTTATTAGAATTATTAAAAGGTGCGAATAAACAACCTAAAGATTTCTTTACAAATAGGCCAATTGGGCAAGTACATGAATTTTATTTATCTGGAGAGATCGAAAGTTCCGATCAATATATTGAATGGTTTGATTGCATTAGGCACGCAAGTGAACAAGACTTTGTTAAACTTTATATTAATAGCCCTGGTGGTGATCTATTCACTGCAATACAATTTATGCGAATACTTGCTGAAACTAATGCGACAGTATGTTGTTCAGTTGAAGGTGCGTGTATGTCTGCATCGACTATGATTTTCTTATGTGGAGATCAATTTGAAGTTACCCCACATTCTATGTTCATGTTCCATAATTACTCTGGGGGCGCATTTGGTAAGGGAGGGGAGATGATAGACCAATTACAGCATGAACGTAAATGGTCGGAAAACTTATTACGTGAGATATACGAGAACTTTTTAACTGAAACTGAGATAACATCTATCCTTGATAATCGTGATATATGGATGGATGGTACTGAAGTTATTAAGAGATTAGGTAGTAAAATGCTTGCCCTACAAGCCAAAGCGGATGAACAGAATCTTAAAAACATTGAAATAAAAGATGTACCAACTATCAAAAAGAAGAAAGAAACTTCTAAAATATAAAGAAAATGTATAAATAATATTAATCTTATGGAACAAATAACAATAACAGATGATGCAATACTTAAAATTGCAGATTTAATAGCAGAAGAAAATAATTCTTTATTAAAATTACGCACGTTTGTTCAGGGTGGTGGGTGCTCTGGTATGCAATATGGATTTACATTAGATGAAGTGCAAAATGAAGACGACTTTGTTATTAACAAAAATAATGTAACGGTGTTGATAGACTCTATGAGTATGCAATATTTAACTGGCGCAGTTATTGATTATAAAGAAGATAATATGGGCTCTAGTTTTTCAATAAAAAACCCAAATGCACAGACAAGTTGTGGATGCGGTAGCAGTTTCTCGGTATAAACTATTATGTCTTACAGCCAAGCAGTCATTGACCACTATGAAAACCCTCGTAACGTAGGATCGTTTGAAAAAGATGATCCTACTGTTGGTACTGGTATGGTGGGCGCCCCAGCGTGCGGTGATGTGATGAAACTTCAGATTAAAGTAGAGAAAGGTATAATCGTAGATGCTAAATTTAAAACCTACGGCTGTGGAAGTGCGATTGCATCAAGTTCGCTCCTTACTGAATGGGTCAAAGGAAGGACACTTGACGAAGCGGCAAAGATTCAAAATAGCGAAATTGCTGCTGAACTCGCCCTACCCCCTGTTAAAATTCATTGTTCAATACTTGCAGAAGATGCGATTAAAGCCGCAGTAGAGGACTACAAAAATAAACATGTTAACAGTAACTGACCAAGCGGCCAAAAAGATACAACATTATATTACTCGCAGAGGACATGGAATAGGTATCAAAGTTGGTGTGAGAACTACAGGTTGCTCTGGACTGGCGTATGTGTTAGAATATGTAGATACGTTAACAGAAGGCGATGATGCTATTGATCACAATGGGTTTAGCGTTATTGTTAATAAAAAAGATCAACCTTACCTTAACGGTATAGAGATTGACTATACCCGCAAAGGCCTCAACGAAGGCTTTGAATTCAATAATCCAAACGAACGTGACCGCTGTGGTTGCGGAGAATCATTTAGAGTTTAAACAATAAAAAGAAATTACTGTTGCTAAAATACAACAATAGTAAATAATCAATTGTATTTTTTATAATTTTATGGTATAATATTAAAATAAGTTGGAAGAATTAATAAAATAAAAATGATAAAAAAAATATATACAGACCCTAGGAAGATAATTCTTACCGATTGTGATGGTGTTTTATTAGATTGGGAATATAGTTTTAGGGTATGGATGATGCATCGTGGATATGAAGTAATTGGTATAGGTGAATATAAGATGCATTTAATGTTTAATATTACACCAGAGTTATCCAAATCTTTGATACGACAGTTTAATGAATCTGCTTCAATTGGATTCTTACCTCCATTGAGGGATGCTGTTCACTATGTTCGAAAGTTGCATGAGAAATTAGGTTATGTATTCCATTGCCTAACATCTTTAAGCGACGACCCCAATGCTCAACTGTTACGCCAAATGAATTTAGATAAAGTTTTTGGTAAAGGTATATTTGAAAGATTAGTCTGTGCGGATACTGGTGCAGATAAAAATGATATACTAGAACCTTATCGTAATAGTGGTTGTATCTGGGTTGAAGATAAACCATCTAATGCTGAACTTGGTTTAGATATGGGTTTAAAGTCTATCTTAATGGGGCATGATCATAACTCTTATTTTAGAGATAATAGTATACCTCGTGTTTGGAAATGGGAACATATTTACAATATGGTCGAACTTGCTGAAATTGTAGAAGATTAATATGTTTCTAGAATACTGGATGATCACAACATTGTTTATTTTCTTTGGATGTGGGATGTATTCACTGTACAAAAGCGGGCATACTGATGGATATTTTAAAGGTGGAATAGATGGGCATCTCATAACTATTATAGAGTTGAGGGAGATGATGTTGGAAAATAATAGTGTAAAGAAAGAAATAAATGTTATAAATAATGATAGTGATCAAAATAATAATTAAACTATAAGACCACTAACTCTCTCAAACCTAATACTCCCAATGTTAGGTTTTTTTTTCAAACCACTTGCAATTAACCAAAAAGTATGGTATAATGATAGTTAAGAAGAAAAAAGATTATGTAGAAAAATCAAGGCAATTGATTAAAGATATTGAAGATATTCAAATTATTGCTGTATGTATTATATCATTTGAATTTGCATTTTTTATATTTCTTCTTATTGGTGCTTGGTTAGGTTGGCCAGATTAGAGGATCGTTAGTTCAGTTGGTTAGAATGCCGCCCTGTCACGGCGGAGGTCAGGGGTTCGAGTCCCCTACGGTCCGCCAAATTTGGTAGGAAATAGTGTGTGATTAATTTTTTAAGGATAGAATAAATGGATCCAATACATAAAATTGATAATTACGTTGACATGGAGTTGTACTATCAAAAACTTCGTTTTAACTACAGAGATGCAGTATACCTGTCTCAAGAACAAAGGATGTTGAGTCAAAGAATTCAACATAATGAGGATCATAGAATACAGTTGAGTAAAATTAATAATTCTAATGTTGGTCAAGTAATTGATAAGATGGTTTAATAAAGTAGGAAATAATATTATGGCAAATAATGTGAATGTGAATGTAGAGTTTAGAAACCTTAATGAAGCTGGTAAAGCAATGCTAGAGGAAATGTATTCTCGTGTTAGACCATACTCTAAAAATCATGCATACGAATGGTTTAGTGACATATGGGTTGACGGAAAGGAAGGTTCTCCAACGTATGATATTACTGATACATACGAATGGACTACTGAACACATTGGGCCAAAGTGGAGTTATTTCGATGAATTTGATAATGACAGTACTGATGGTGCGTCTTTTAAATTAACATGTGCATGGTCATATCCAGAAATTGGATTAGAATGGATTGTTAAAAAACTTGGTGAAGTTAACCCAAAAATTATTGCATTGGTTACTTACGAGGATGAAATGCCAAACCAATACGGATGTTCAATATTTACATCTGATGGTATATGGGAGGCTATGGAATGGGATTATGATGAACTCATTGAAAATCTACATATTATATACCCCGAACTACTTAAACTTAAAAATGAAGATGTAGATGGAGATGATAGTGATGAATACAACGAATTCAAATATGAAGTTATGTATGAATACATGTCAGAGAAACAATGGGAATTATTAAATGAATGGGTAGAATATATTAACGAAACAATTCATGACAAAAATGCCAATATAATCAACTAATGGCAAAATTAATGACTATACCAGATTAATATAACAACGGATAAACTAAATGAATATTACAACTCCAACCAAAAGTAGAACAGAACTACTCGATAATCAAAAATGTATAGATAACGCAGGCGGCAATCAATTTAATATGATTCTGATTGCTTCTGTACGAGCAAGGGAAATATCTAAGATATCTAAAGAAAAGGGAAATCTTATATTCGGATCCCCAATTGTTTCGGCTATGTTAGAACTCCAAAATAGTATGTATGATAAGAAATATCTTAATAAAGTGAAAAAAACATACTAGATGATGTTATATATTACTTAGATGTAGCTCTGTAAACTCCATCCCAATTTTGACTAAGGTTTGCAGACTTCATTTCAGCACATCTCAAAATCCATAAATTATAATACTCTTCCATCTTACCACCGAAGCACATTTTAAGATCTTCGCAAAAATGTATTGCAGTATCAAACTTTTGCATCCTGTATAAATTCAACATCTTTTCATGCTGTGCAGTTTCCATTACGTAAGATGATTCAGTCAACATCTTTTCATGTGTACCTAATACAGTATAAATTCGCACACCCTCAGTTTTACCTTTAACTGCAATACAATCTAATTCGAGTAATGCGTATACGTCTTCTACATATTTAGCAGTATCTGGACCAAGTATTATTTTAACGCCATAGTTCTTGCTTTGGCCTTCAAGCCTGGCAGCCAGATTAACACTATCCCCGAGGCAAGTATAATCAAACCGCTGGTCACTGCCCATGTTACCAACAACAACAACCCCAGTATTAATACCAAGGCCCATCCCAAAGGCTGGAACACCTTCAGCAACAACCTCTGCGTTAAAACCATCTAAACTCTCCATCATTTCTAGTGCAGTTTTAACTGCGAGTTTTGCGTGTTCTTCTTCATCAAGTGGGGCATTCCAAAATGCCATTTGAGCATCACCTATATACTTATCTAATGTACCATTGTTTTCTAATATGCGTTTAGTCATTGCCGTCATATATCTATTCATAATTTTAGTTAAACCCTGTACATCTTTACCATAATGTTCAGAGATAGAAGTGAATCCACGAACATCTGTAAACATAATACTTAATTCTCTAGATTCTCCACCGAGAGTTAATAACTCTGGATTCTTTTGTAATTTCTCAACCAATGCTGGTGACAAATATGTACCAAATTGTTTTTTAATTTGTTGTTTCTGTAAGAACTCGCTTATAAATTTAACGGTATATGCATGTAATCCAACAAGAACCAAAGATAAAGCAAAGTAAGTACCATCCATGAGATACATATACTCAGTATAAGCATAGAAACTACCATACAGTGATATACCAACTGTACCAACCATGAATATAATGCCCGCATAAGTGAACCTTGTTAATATTAATAATATAATACCTATTAAAAATAATAGAAGAGTTTCTGCACCATCAGCCCAATCTGGTCGAGATATACTCTTTCCACTTATTACGGTGTCGAGGGCACTTGCCTGCAAATGATGTGGGTAGATTTCCCCTCTTGCTGTTGCAACTGGATTGTTGAGGCCTCTCCCAGTAACTCCGACGATGACAACCGCACCTCCGAGGTCTTTTGGCAAAGTAAGTACGGAATATTCGGTTGATTTTGAAGACCAATCCAGCCAAATTCTTCCGTAACTATCTGTTGCGATTTTTCCGTACTGTGGAATTCTGACTGCGACAATATTCCCTGAGGAATCTCCACTAAGTTTGACTTGAAAGCTTGGATCTCCTGCTGCAACTCGCAAGGTTTCAAGGGCAAGGCTTGGGTAGAGTAAGCCGCCTGACCGGACCAACATGGGTACTCTTCGGACAACGCCATCGAGTTCAGGAAAAACATTAACAATACCAATTCCACTAGCGTTTTCATTGAGTATCCTTACATTAGGTTGTATATTTCCATAATTAATACCAGCAATGCCTTCACCTATGATGGAAACTCCAGGGCGAAACGGTTTATAATCTGTTTTAATTTTATCGTTAGTTGCTACTTGAGGTAGTATTACAGGATATTGTTTTAAAACTTTTACGAGTAAATCATCTTCATTAAAGCGATCAACATCTGGCATGTATACATTAAATACAACCAGCCCAGCATTACGAGAATACAAGTCCTGAATTATTCTTGCATATTCTCCTCTTGGAAACGGGAACTGGCCCGTTTTCTGTATATATTCATCATCTATATTTACTACAACAATTTGTTTGGATGTTGTACTTTCTTTAGAAGTTATCAGTTGATCGAAATACCTTAATCTTACTGACTCAACAAATGGTGGATCTTGTACTCTGATAAATAATAATAATAATAATGTAATTATAGCAGTCCAAGGGCTTAATAATAATTTTAGCATATTGCTATTTAGTATTAGCGAAATTAGCGTGCAGTTTGTTTAATTATTATTTTATTAGTAGTATCTTCCATATTTTTTAATGATACTAACGCCTCATTCTGTAGTATAGATATATTGTAACCTTTATCTTTACTTATGATAATGGTTATATCTCCTTTTACATGTCGGTCAACTTGCCAATTCTGGCCATTATCTAATACGTAAATTTGAGTAGATGGGTTATAACCAACTTTAAATTCGGTAATTAAAAGTGAGTCTAAGGCATTACCCAAATAGTCAGCATTTAATTCATTTATATCTAGTTCTACAAACCCTAATACATCTTGTCCTGATTTAATTTCTAATGCATTTTTATCTAATTCAGTAAACATAAGAAAATCGTTCTTATTATTATTATTATCTTCCATCATTCTACGTATAACTTCTTTAGGGGGCTTTACAATCAACATGTTATTAATCATAGATTCAGATAAATTAAGTATTGCCGGTTTCATTGGTTTAACTTCATTTGCAGTAGTAACTGTAGCTTGAAATGCTTGGTTTAATACAACTGATCCCATTGAAGTAGAGACTTCAATTTCACCAACAGTTCCATCTTTGTTAGGCAGTAATATTATTAGGGATTGTCCAATTTCATCTACAGTCATTGTGAATGCTGTTCCACGAACTGCGACTGTAGCTGTTGGTGTAGATATACCAACAGAGTTTGGATTGTTATGTGCTATGTTACCAGATGCGTATCTAACTGTACCAAGTGCAATTCGCATAACGAGTTTACTTGATCCTTTAGATTTAGTATCATAAACAAAATCATCTATAATAAGTTTAGAATGTTGAGTGACTCGTATCTTAGTATTATCTATAAAAGTCATACCCACTATACCATTAGCAGTTACAACTGTATCCATAGGTTCGATTCCAGTATTCAGTTTGGCATTTATAGTATCTTTCTTCCTTAGAATTTCGCTATTGCCATTACCCTCTGTGATAGTACCTATTCCGCCATAACAATTAATGCTGAAAAATATTATCAATGCTGCTAAATAATGCATTGTTTTTTTAAGTGCAATACTTCGTTTAATTTTAAATTCAGGATCTATCCAGAATTCAATGTTGAACTATCGTTGTAGTAGTATTGTTACCAGTAATATTAACTGTCGCATAATTTGCAGCATTTGTTCCATCTTGGGTTACTGTTAAAACATTAGAATCACCGATGATAGTACTATCAATCTTATGACCAGCTACAATATTAGTTCCAGAGAAACCAGTTTGAGTAGTGGTATAAGTGTTAGTATCACCAGTAATAGTTATATTGTTTGTAATATATTTACTATTCATTGTACTTGTCAATGTATTAGTGTTTCCAGTTACATTTAAATTGTAAATATAGTTACCAGTATTTGCAGTTGACCCCATTGTAATACCAACATTATTACTATCTCCAGTAAAATTAGCTACCCAATTACCACCATTTGTACCGAAGTTACCTTGAGTTAATGAGAATATATTTAAACTTCCTGTTTGATCAATACTTAATGTTGAATCTCCACCAATAAAATTACCAGTGATAATATTGTTCATACCATCTTGGTTGATAGTTAAATCCATGTTGTTACCTTCGATGATAAAAGCTGGGTCTACCATAGCAACCCTATCACCAATCTCATTACCAGACCCTGTCTGTGTAATTGTTATAGTTGAATTATCAGCGTTAGTCTGATCAATATACACTGAATTATTACCACTCTGCTGTGCTTGTACAGCAGAAACTAATATAGACATCATACTAAAAAGTAATAGTCCTTTTTTCATTTTACATCTTCCTTATTAAAATATTTTGGAGTTGAATCCATTGAAATAAATTTGGTTTCCTCTTCTTTTATAACAACTGATGGTAGTGGTTCTTCTACTTCTTTTAGTGGTTCTTCTTTTATAACAACTGATGGTAGTGGTTCTTCT